TAAGCCATACGGAGCGGCTGTATAAGAAGGGCAACGGGGCTGACGGCAAGACTTTCTACTTCCACAACCAAAACGGTGTGCCCGCTAGTGGAATGAGCGACTTTCGCAAGTTTAAGTGGAAGCTACCCAGTAACAGTAGCCATTACCTTACAAGCATGGTTGGCGCTGGCAGTAATATGGGTTACATCGTTGTTACTAACATGAGCGGTCAGTTGCAGTACCAGTGCCAAGTAAAAAATGCTCTGAAGGATGGGCTTTATATCACGCTTGAGCTTGACCACGAAAATCGCTATGGCAGTAACATGATGGGCGACGATAGTTACTATGTGGTTCAACTGTACTCATGCTTGAGGGAGCCTTCTTGATATTTGGCCTGTCAGTATTCGCTGAGCCTACGTTTGCCGATCTCGGCGGCAAGGTGACCGTGGATAGCGGCTGGCTGGACGTTATCAAAGACCCATGCGAGGAAGAGATGTGGGTCAAGCGCGGCAGTGATTGCGGCGAGTACGCCGAGATAGATAAGAAGCCATCTAACTGGACGGTTATTAAATGAATTATAAAGATATCGTGGTTGCATCTCAGGCCTATACCGATAGGTACGACGCCGAGATGGACGTAACAATACCCGCCTTTACAAAGGTGGTTGAGGCGAAGATTAACAACGCACTGCGGACTGGTGACCAGTCTGTTCGCGCCCAGATATGGCTCAGGTCTGGCGAGGAGTATTACGGCCTGCCATGCGACTGGGGCGGTGCCCGAGACGTTGAGATACTGCACAAGGGTGAGCAACACGGGCGCACCTTGGTCTATCTGGCTCCCGAGGAAATGAATAAGTTAACGCGACAGCATGGCGAGCATAACTACTACACGATCATAGCAGGCCAGATTCAGGTGGCACCACCCGCAGATGATCAGGTGTTAGAAGTCGTCTATTACCAGCGCCTGCCCGAGCTGAAAGAGGACGATGACACTAATTGGCTGACCGAGAAGAATCCGGACGCCTACATCTTCGGCCTGTGCACAGAGATATCGGCATTCGCGAAAGACCCAATGCAGTTCGAGGTGTGGAAGCAACGCTTCAACGAGGCAATGATCGACATCACTCGAGAGGATCAGGTCACTCGATGGTCTGGGCCTGCTCTGAGGACTCAAGTAGACGGGTTAGTGGTATGAAGCATATCAGAGCGGCCAACTGGGTCGCGGAGACCGTCGAACCATTTGTGGGTGGCTTTAGACTACTAGGCACTAGCAAGGGCTACAGTTCTTTCAGTGGCGCGTTCACAACGCCGCAAGATGTTTGGTACGCGGCACACGATGAGCACGGTAACCGAGAGGCTGGCTACGGCTTCTTCTCTGGCAACCGAATCACCAAGCGCACGCCAACGGCAAGCCTAGTCAACGGTGTCTACGGACACTTGAAGCCACACGAAGTTCAGTTCAAGGGTGAGGTCACACTGGCCTGCACCTTCAACTCAGCCGCGTTCAACCTCCTCTGGGAATCGCTACAGGCTCTCGACCCAGACGGTGACGGGAATATCAATATCCCACCAGAGCTAATCGACGGATTAATCGAGTCGCTGAAGGAGAAGGCCGATCAGGTCGATCTTGAGGCAGAAGTACAGGCAAGGATAGCCGGAGACAAATTCCTACAGGATCAGATAGACGATTTTGAGGGAGGCGGCACAAGCGGCCCCGTTTCATGGGAGTCGATACTAGATAAGCCCCAATCAATTTCTGACTTGGGATACAAAAATACCGTCGATGGCGGCACCTACAAACGGAGATTCTAATGAGTACTACAGTTATTCTTTTAAAGCGAGGCACCGGCAAGCCTGACACGCTCAAGTACGGCGAGATCGCGCTCGATGTCGATGCAAAGCTAATTTACGCGGCCCTCCCCAGTGGTGAGATCGTCGAGATGTCTGGCGGCAGTATCAACTGGAACCAGATTGACCCTGATACATTCCCACCCGGTGTCGGCGGCCCAGACGCAATCAACATAGTTGATCTAGAGGCGCGGGTTGGCGTTAACGAGTCAGACATTGCGAAGCTGAAGGCTGACGTTACTCAGTTGTGGATTGAGCTTCAGAACGCCGAGCAACTGGCAACAGCGGCCTACAACAAGGCCAACCAGAACGCCGTTCTCATCGGCGAGAACGCTCAGGACATCGAAGACCTCCAGAACGAGATCGGAGCCATTGAGTCAGGCTTAATCTTCGGTGGTACATACAGCCCAATCAGCGGGCAGATCACTAACGTAGACGCATACGCTGTCAGCCGTGGCTTCAGTGAGGGCATGACCCTTACGCTTAATACCGGCGCTGAGCAACAGGGCATCTACTTCATCGTTACCGAGGCAGGCACGGGCATCACTAACGAGCCATGTAAGCCGGGTGACTGGATCATTGCTAACTCACTGTCGTGGACTCTGGTCGAGTACGGTTACAGCACCATCACCATCGACATGGTCGCAGGTCTGGAAGGTGAGTTAACCGCCTTGAAGGAGGCTGACTTGCTTCTTGATGGCAGGGTAACGGCGCTCGAGACCGAGATCGACGCAGGGACTTACAGCTCTAACAATCCTTTCTTTAAGGGTTAAGCAATGACCGTCATCAAGCACAAGCGCGGGGCCGGAGTTCCTTTAGCAAGCGGCATGGAGGTGGGCGAGCTTGCCATCGACATAGCCGACGCAAAGCTATACACGAAGATCGGCGGCGATGTTGTTGAGCTTGGTGGCGGTGGTTCTGATGTCTCCGGAGCAGGGATGGTTATCTCTGCAACGGAGCCTACCGACCCAGTGGACGGCATGCAGTGGCTGGAAAGTACCACGGCGATAGTTTGGATCTGGGATGAAGATAAGTGGCTGGAGTTTCCAGCGGGCAAGGGTGGAGACGGTGCCAGTGGCACCTATGTACTTCCCGTATCATTGAGATCAGGCGAGGCGACACTGCCCCTGAGCGAATACAACAAGCTGGAAGTAATCACCCGTAACGGCCCAGTCGAATTGCCATTACTGGCCGCATAGGAGAGACAAGGATGGCAGACAGGATTCCAACATACGTCGACACGGTTACCCAGCGCATCAGTGAGATCGCTGTCGGTGACGGCATCGATGTGACAGGCGGCACGGTGAAGGCCGACGCCGTAGAGGTAACAAACCTAACTGTAGGCGGTGACGCTTACCCTCCCGCGAGCAAGCTAGACGCAGACAAGATCTGGACGGGCACCGAGGCAGAGTACGACGACCTTACGCCTGACGCTGACACGCTGTATTTCATAACTGAGACCGTTAGGGCTGGCACCACAGAAGAGATTGTTCCTCCCATGGATAGCAACGACGTATCTAATCCATGATCAAACTAGGCTCACAAGAAGTCACTAAGATCATGAAGGGGTCTCAGGAGGTCATTACCGCCTACAAGGGCGGTGATGAGGTCTGGTCTGCGGAAAAAGGGCCTGATATATGGAGTAGCACGGTCGCGCTTTTTGATGGAACCAGCGCCAAAGATAAAACCGGCATCCACACTGTTAATCAAACCAATAGCACTTATATATCGCTTAATCAGTCCGGCCCAACATCCAACCAGCCCTCCATGTATTTTCAAGGGAGGTCAAAGGGAGCGTATTGGACTTTTGCTCGGAAAGAGGAGTCAACTTTTAAGGCAGACTTCACAATAGAGTTCTGGGTCAAAGTCCAAAGCACGTCCGGTATGGCTTATCCCTGCGTTTTCGGCAACGTCACCGGCTACTTCGGCATTGGCGCTATTGGTCTTTATGCTTCTCACTCTAACGGATATGCGAACGGTTTCAGTCTTGCATTGGATGGAAGCCATCCGGTGGGAGGAAACACCCCATACACTGTGGGCCAGTGGTGCCATATAGCCATCGTCCGGCGGGGTGCGGATATGAGGACGTTTAAGGACGGAAAGCTGGCAAGCACACCTTACTCATCCACTAGGACTATAGGTGGCAGTAGCTACCCCGACTGGATTATTTGCAACTCCCTAAACACTCCGGGTCAGTCTGGTCTTGATATGTATATCACTGACTTCAGGATGGTAAAAGACCTTGCAGTTTATTGGGACGACTTTACTCCTCCCGGCCCGCATCCAATAGGAGAAGTCCCCAGTTTTGATGCCGATCTGGACAAGGTATTCAGCACATACCTATATACCGGAGATAGGGAAACAGAAAAAAGTATTAACAATAATATCGACCTACTCAACAACGCCGGAATGGTCTGGACTAAGAGCAGATCAAGGAGCGGTAGTACTTATAATCACGCCTTAGAAGACACGTTGCGAGGCGTCGGCCTTGAGGTAAATTCGGATAGCTCGGGCGCGCAAACTGGGCCTGATGTAAAAAGAATAAGGTCGTGGAAGGTAAACGGTTATAAGGTTGGTTCAAGCTATCGATACAACGATAAAGAAACCACTTATGTCTCTTGGACTTTCCTCAAGGAGAAAGTTTTTTTTGACATGCAGACCGTCACCTTACCCGGCGGTAATCAACCCTTTACGTTCTCCCATGACTTGGGCGCAAAACCCGGAATGGTGTTCTTAAAAAGGTTGGACGCTGATGGAAATTGGAACGGCTATGTCGCAGAGCTTGGAAACTCAAAACTGATGTACCTGAATAGCAACGGCTACGCCTCCTCAGACGGAGACCGGTGGCGCGACCCCACTGATAAAGAATTTACCGTAGGCCCAGACATAAATGATAACGGAGAATATATCGCCTACTTATTTGCGGATGACAAAACTGACGAGTCAGTCATTAAGCATGGGAAATACAGTGGCAACGGGAGTACGACTAACGGCCCTAAAGTTGATCTCGGCTGGGAACCTCAGTGGGTAATGGTCAAGAGGGTTACTCGTGGTGCCGGCTACTGGATGATGGCAGACACGAAGAGGGGCATGGGTACCAGCGGCCCGCAAAACTACTTGGCGGCAGATACTGAGACAAAAGAGACAGAATACCCGTGGATTACAGCCACCCCGACAGGCTTCACTATCAAGAATGATGGCGCATCAGTAAACGCGTCAGGGAGTGATTACATCTACATGGCCATTCGCAAAGATCAGAGTGCATTCATGCGGCGCTTAGAAAAAGAAAAGGATTCCGAATGACAGCTAAGGTTATTAATGATCCGGCGGCGCTAGGCTGGGAGTTTGACCCTGACACGGGTCGCTGGACTTGGGGCGGCTCTGAGGGCGGCTCCAATGGCGGTGGCGGCACCCCATTCCCAGAGGCACCAATCAACGGCTTGCAGTACGGCAGGCAGAACGCTGGGTGGACTGAGATTGTCGGCGGTGGAGCTGTTACGACTGCCAGCGTGATTCTGACAAACCCTCAGAGAGCCGGACTTGACACACAAGAGGACGCAAACCAATATTTTTATGAGTCGCTACAGGCTGGCGGTGACGTTGACCTAACCAATTACTACACCAAGCCAGAGTCAGACGACAGGTTTCAGGTTAAGGGTAACTACCTCACCGAGTTCACCGAGGAAGACCCCACAGTACCGGCGCACGTTAAGTCGATTACCACTAGCGACATCAATAAGTGGAACAACCCACCGACAGGTGGTGGTGGCGGCGCGGTCGACTCCGTAAACGGAAAGACCGGAACCGTAGTTCTAAACTACAGCGACGTTGGCGCACAGGTGGCGGGAAGCTACGCAACCGCTAGCCATAATCACAGCGGCGTTTACCAGCCAGCAGGTAGCTATGCAACCGCTAACCATAACCACAGCGGCGTCTACCAGCCGGTGGGAAACTACGCGACCACGTCATATGCGTACAGCAAGAGCCAGAGCGACGGTAAGTACGCGCTCAAGGGCGCGTCAGCAACTTGGGACGGTCAGTTTAGTGGAACATTCGCTGAGTTCAAAACTACCGACACTGTGTCGGGCTTGAGGGTGACCGGCCCTAATGCGGCCCTCCGTCTCAGGGTTAAAAGTGGCGACGGAAAGCATATCAGGGTGTCTGGAAACAGGTTTGACATACTCTCCGATAACTACGCCACAAACCTTTTCAACGTGGGCGACGATAGCAAGTGCTACGCGACAGACTTTATTGCGTCATCTGACCGCAATCTAAAGCACGATATTGAGACTGCTCCCACCGGCGTGATAGAGAAATTAAGAGGCGTTACATTTAAGTGGAATGATACCGGCAAAGAATCAAGCGGAGTCATCGCACAAGAATTGCAAGAGGCTGGCTTGGGTCATCTGGTAAGCGAGAATACAGGCACCAAATCCTTGAGTGTTAGTTATAGCGGATTGACTGCATACCTTATCGAGGAGATTAAGGCACTGAAGGCAGAGATCGAGGAGATTAAGAATGGGAATTAAGGCCGCCTCAGCAAGCCTAAGAGCTGTGAGGGAAGACCTAGACCTTTCCGCCAATGGAGGCATGCTAGAGCGGGCTGTACGAAGCAAGGCCAACCAGAGGACGGGCAGTGTTTCCTTGGCAAAGTTCAAGGGCAACATCTGCGGACAGCAAAACCAAATAAACTCTAACCTCTTAAATAACAAGCCTTGGACTTCGGTGAGGTATGAAACCGCGGCGTCTTACTACCTAACGAAGAGCGGGATAGTGACGCCGATAAATGACTCTCACTATTGGATAAGCGTCGTAGAGGGCGGCGGCGGCGTTAACGAGGACGACCGAGGCACCGAGTCACAGCTTTTGGGTAAGGTCTTGGAGAGCGGGACGTACAGAATAACATGCAGGTGCATTGGCCGCTTTGACGGAAACTATAACGTGATCGGATTGGACTTTGACGTGGTCTCCAACGCGACCGGCTACCTTCAGGGCGCGCAAGAAATGAGTATGCACATTAGGGAGAGGAGTGTTGAGCCTAGCAAGACCTTCAACTGGAATAAGACCTTCACTTTAAGCACAAGCAAGCCTTACATCACAGTGATCTGCAGGAACATAGCCTTCAGTGGCGGCGTGTCTGGCAGGACGTACTACTCTGATTTCTTCGACACCTTACTAGAGAAAGTTTAATGGACTTAATAATGATAGGCGCACAGCTTAGCTCTAAGGCATACGCGACGAATCTTAACGAGGAGTCGGTAGAGGCGGCATTACGCACTGCCGTGACGATGGAGGACGAGACCGGCTACCGTCCGCACTTCGTGATTAACGTCGATGGCGGTGAGTGCCTGAGAGTCATAAGGGCTAAGGGATCTGACGCAGTCGGATACAGCGGTCCAGAGTACGATGTCAGCGATACCGCCTACGACATAGTGGGCATTGAGACGCTAGACGAATATTTTCAAACAGCAACACAACCTATAACAGAGGACTGAACAATGGCAGTAGAAAGCGTAACATATATCAATAATCTCGACCCGAGCCTGCCATCTGGTGGGGACTCTATCGCAGAGGGCGATGACCACATCCGTAACGTGAAGAAGGGAATCAAGTCTACCTTCCCTAACGTCACTGGCGCGGTCACAGCCACTCACACGCAACTTAACGATGTCTCAAAAATTGCAGAGATCGAAAGCAGTCTACAGAACTACAACAGAGATGAGTTGGGTGGCGCAAAGTTCAACAGCTCCAACGGGTCTGAGTGGACTAGCGGCATCGTGGGGAGCGTCACGCCTCAAGGCAATGGCACCTGTAGGATTAACTTCGCACCGGCCCTGCCAGACAATCAGTACGTCTGCGCGATCACGCCTTCAGCGGTTGCAGGCAAGCCGATATTCGGCTACGTCATCAACCAGCAGGCCAACTTCATCGATGTGACGTTCAAGCAGTTCGACGGGCAGACGTTAGAAAATGCCACCGACTACGGTTTCACGGCGCTCATCATGGATGCCCACGACGCCTGATGCCTATTCTGAATCTCAGGGAAATGGGGTCTATGGGGGTTGTCTCTGACATCGCCCCGTGGGATCTGCCGCCTAACGCTTTGTCTGACGGAATGAATTTTCGCCTTCAGTCGGGCAAGATTCAGAGTGCGGGAGGCATCGACCCAGTATCGCCAGACTCTACCGATAGGCTGGGCCATATTGCCCAGTCAACTGACGCACTGGGAGATAGCTCTTGGTTGGTATGCGGTCGCAGTTCTGTCAGCCTGCTAAGGGCTAATGGCTTTGACTACCTAGCTGGGGAGGACGTGTCTAACAGCGACGCCACCAAGTGGTCTACCTGTCAGATCGGCTCTGTGATGTTCCTCAATCACCCCGACCTCTACCCGATGTACTGGGTCGACGAACCCGGAAACGTGAACACGCCGCTCAAGCCACTTCCGTGGCACTTGGGTGGTGAGGACGATACGGAGACGTGGGAGGACAAGGGTTACCGTTGCAGGATACTCAGGGCGCACAAGAACTTCCTGTTCGCTCTGGCCACCTACGAGGGCGATGAGGAGTACCCAGACAAATTGTTCTGGTCACATCCTGCTGATCCTAACGGCATCCCATTTAGCTGGAGGCCTACCATCGAACAGCCAGACTCGATCGCTGGAGCTGTCAGCCTCGGACGTGGCGGTGCCATAGTGGGCGGCGAGTCGCTCAGGGACAGCTTCGTGATCTACTCAGAGAAGGCGCTCTCAGTGATGGACTTCACCGGGGACGCACTGGGATGGCGTCGACGTGCCGTGTCAGAGACCGCTGGGCTCGTTAGCAAGGAGGCCATCAAGGAAGTGAAGGGCATGCACCTATTCTTCGCTGGTGACGACGTGCTGAGCTATGACGGCAACTCAATGCAATCGCTGATGCACAACAGGCTCAGGAAGCGACTAGCGGCAAAGGTCAACTGGGAGGCCGCAAGTACATCATGGGCGGCACACTACCAGACCACCAACGAGGTGTGGTTCGCCGTGCCAGAGGACGGTGCCCAGTCACCAACCACCGCCTATTGCTTCAACTACAGAGACAATAATTGGTCTATCAGAGACCTCGAGAGGGGCATTTCCCACGCTAGCTTCGGGTCTACCCCGAGCACCAGCACACGGCCTTGGGAGGGCTTCCTGACGAAGTGGTCGGACGAGAGGGGTACGTGGGGACAGGGTGGCGAGAGACCCTTCGAGAAGGCCATGTACGGCCTGTCAGAGGGTACTGTGTTTGACCTAGATCCGGGCGTTTCTACGCTTGGTGGTGGGACCACTCAGTACAACGACATCAGATGGGACACGGCAGACCTATCACCGGCACCCGCGACCATTATGGGCTGGAATACTGCAATAGGCGATTGGGACTCAAACGGCGATGACTGGGAGAAGGTTTACGTTGACCAACTTCCAGAGGGCGACGGCGAGAACATCTGGGCAGGCGCAAAGGAGATATGGCAGGACCGCACTGATAGCTGGAACGAGAGCACGGCTTCAGGAACTTGGGACGGCTACTACGACATCACTTGGGATAGCATGAACCCCACCTTCGGCTATGTACGCTCAGATACCTTCTTGATGCGTACTGATATTCCGATAGGCGGTCACGAGGGAAACACAACTATTACTAGGGTCTACCCTCACATCGAGGGGTCGTCCGACGTGGAGATACGATTCGGTAGCCAGCAGAACGCTGGCGGCGAGATACTGTGGGCTGGTGACTTCCGAACGTTCCGACCCGGTAGGGATCGCAAGATCGATGTCAGGACTACCGGCGAGCTACACGCATATGAGATCAGGTCTAGCGGCACCGATTACTTTAACCTCACGGGAATGGATATCGAGTACTCAATGGCAGGCTCGAGGTGAGTTACTTCTCGTCTGATCCAGTACCGTCAGAGCTTGATGGCGTAACGGCTGAATACCTGAACAGGCAGTTCAACGCGATAGGAGTCGCAATGACACCGGCGGCTCAGGTGCAGGTGCCGAAGAGTGGCATCGTGCCGTTAAGGCCGGTCGAGGGTGGCATCGTTTACGTACCAGAAGACGGCATGTACGCATGTATAAAAACCGAAGCAAATGGAGTTGCTGAATGGATGAAGATAGCGCCGATAGAGATAACGGAGCCGGAACCGATAGAGCCACCGGATCCGATAGAGCCACCGGAAGCAAACCTAAGTGGCAAGACTTGGAACGACTTCCTGTAGTCGGAAACCTAAGAGAAGAATGGCACTGGGTAAAGAAGGGCATCGAGGAGATTATCAGACTCGACCCCTACGTGACCTACATACCCGAAGACGTTTACCACAGCATCAAGTCAGGCGAGTCGACGCTGTGGGTGCACCCAGACATCTTTACCGTCACAAGCATAACCACGGACGTGTTCAACGAGGAGCGA